TACTAAGGGTTTGACAATATTAAGTAGTAATGGAGTAGTGGCAGCAACAGAAGCAATAACAGCAGTAGATACAACAACACTAGCTGTCGGTATGTACTGATCAACAAACGGTACTTCTTCCCAGATTGCATCACAGGAACCCTCCAATAGCCCACGTTCATATTTTACCAGCCTTTCTAATCTAAGCTCATTCCGCCAATCCCCAGGTCTATATGGTGCGTTTTTAGGTGGACAGGGTACTAACTCAATCTCTTCTTTCTCTTCTTTCTGTCCTAAATTGATATTTACTGGATTTGCTTTTGGTTGAAAATTATATGTACCTTCTGTTTCTATGGTGTCCTGTGCGTCATAAACAATAGGTCTAAATGTTTTAGCTTCTGGTTGAACTTTTATTGGTTGTGTACCAGCGATTGCCTGACCATTAGGACAAGTAGCATAAGCCTTTCTTCCATGAAAAATTATAGTTGGATTTTCTGATAGTTCTATATCTCTATTAGTTAGATCACAAGCAGGGTTTTCTCCTACCAATACAGTTTCTGGTACGAAAGGTGTTTCTGGTATATTTATTTTTGGTATTTTTATCTCAGGTATTTTAATCGTAGGCATTAACAGTCGTTAAAGTCAGAAGCCATATCTGCTCCTATCTTACCGCCTTCTCTTCTTGCTTGATTTGTAGCAAAGCCAGATAAAAACCAGCCAACAATAGGAACATTAGCTAATGAACTAGATAAACCTGTTCCTGTAGCTACTGACGTTCCAATAAGTTCACCAGTTGATTCACCTTTAGCACGTTCTTCAATACAAGCTATTTGTTTTGCTGTAAGCTCACCATTATTGACAATAGTTACATCTTTTTCACCAGCTATTCTCTGGTTTTCTTTTATAGATATTTTTTTGCTTGCACTTAAAAAACCAGCTGGACTTCGTACATTCTCTATAGAAGCAATAATCCTTGGGTCGTGCATCCTGTGTCTTATCTTATAACTATTCATATCAGCTTCGATTTCGTAAGTAGAATATTTACTAACAGGTAAATCAAACATTGGTAAATTTGATTTTTTACTTAAAAGACTAATCGTATAAAAGTTTGAAGCAACAAAGACAGTTCCAAGTCCTATTGATATTCCTTTAATAATATTGCTATTCATATAAAATTATAATTTAGGAATACCAGGAATTTTATTAGTTGGCACAGATGGCCCTGTAACATCAGGTAAACCCTGATCTAATACCTTTGGCATCAGTCCAGATACGTTTCCCATGATCTCCTTCATTACTCTAGATTTAAACTGTTCTGAAGTTACATACTTGTAACCGAAGTACGCTCCACCACTCATAGAAGCTACCATTACAAATGAAACAATACTCAGAATTTGACAGATGCGGTTTAGCATTTACTTAAAAAGTCTAGTGTTACTTTTCATTATAGTAGTCACTCCTCCATACGTCACATTAGGATTTTTAACAAGAAAAATGGCAACTATCAAGTAGCTTTTTTCCTACGATAAAACCTTGTCTTACAGGCATTAGAACAATACTTTCTTCTTTGTTCTGCTGTAGAAAACACTTTGCCGCAGCATTTACACTGCTTTTCTATTATTTCGCAGTAGACTTTTTTTCGGCTTCTTCCTCTGCCCTGTCAGCTAAAATCGCATTGATAGCAACTGCTCTATCCTGTATATTTTTCTGGACTTGAACAGCCTCTTCGTAATTTTTCTGTAACGTCTTAAGTTCTTCCTGTAACTCTTCTGTTGTTTTGCGAGCCATAAATTAATACTTTGTTTTACCTAGTGTAACAGCAGCGTCTTGTGACGTAAAGTCTTCTGTTGTCCAGATAGAAGTAGTATTATCCTCCTTTTTATAGGCTTTGATGATTTCTAAGTGTTCTACGTTTCTTTTAATCGTATCTTTTTGCTCATCTGTAAGAGAAGATAAAGCAGCAAGTTCATTGATAACAGTTACGCTATCTCCAGCATTTGTGAAGATTCTTGCAACTTCTTCTGCGGTACGTTCAGCCATGATAATTTAAGTTTGTTGTTAGTAGTTTACCCTGCTTCGAGGGCTTTGACTCTAGTTGATAACTCTTTTATAGCATTAACAAGAATTGGTACAAGTCTTTCGTATTTCATACCGTAGCTCATACCATCTTCATTTAAGTGAACTACAAGAGAATCGTCATTAGATGTGCCATAACCGTTTGCTTTTTCCACTTCTAATGCTTCTTGAGCTAAAAATCCAACGTGTAATTTACTTCTTTTCTTAGAACCATCTGGAGTTCCGTATGGTTGCTCGTCTGTGCCGTACCAAGTACGTCTATCCCATCTATAAGTAACAGGACGTAGTGCCTCTACCCATGAAAGCCCAAGGTTGAAGTTATCAATATCCGTCTTATCTCTTTGATCTGAAGATGAAATCGTAGTATCTGCACAATAAAAATTACTGATATTGTTGTCACCTAAACAAATAATATTGCTACCAGTTGTTATTTCTCCTGTTGGAGAGGTACTTGTTCCGGAATCATTTCCTATGATTATATTATTTGATCCTGTTGTCATTTTCCAGCCAGCCAAGTAACCCACTATGGTATTTTCACTGCCTGTAGTCATACTAAGTCCACCCGCCATATATCCAATAGAAGTATTTTTTATTCCTGTCGTTCCAACATTAGCATAACTACCAATCGCAACACCCCTATTTCCAGTAGTCTGGCTATCACCAGCATATCGACCCATAAAAGTATGGCTATAACCAGAAGTGGTATTAATACCGCAATTTCCAACAAAAGTGTTACCGGTAGCACTTGTTATAGATTTTCCACATTCATAACCAATTAATGTGTTTTCTGAACCAGAACTCTGATTTAAACCAGCCTGATAACCTACGAAAGTATTAAATCCATGGGTAGCTGCTGTACCAGCTTTATAACCAATTAATACATTTTTACTAGAATCAACATTAGCTTTACCAGCTTCAAAACCTATAGCAACATTATCACTTGCTGTAGTATTGGAACGACCAGCATCTTTACCTATAAAAACATTATAATCACCAGTTGTTAAAGAATATCCACTAGACTTACCAACAAAAGTATTATCATTTGCTGTTGTACACAAATACCCAGCGTGATCTCCTATAAATGTATTAAAATAACCTGTAGTTAATTTAGCACCACAACTATTACCCATCAATACATTTTGATATCCAGTAGTTATATATTGACCGGCATACTTACCAACCGCTACATTCATATAACCAGTAGTGGTGTCTTCACCAGCGTCATATCCTATATAAGTGTTACCACTTCCACTGGTAATTTGTTGACCCGCATCATATCCATAAAGTGTATTATTGCTACAAGTCGTAAAAAATTGTCCCCCCGCATCTTTACCAGCAATAGTGTTTCTCGAAGGCTGTGTATATCCAGGCCCAAGGTTAGTAACTGAAGAAAATCCAATTAGGGTATTTTCATCAGAATCAGTAGTTACACCACCTCCACCTCCACCAGAAGCAGCAGCCCATGTCAGACCACCAGTATTCCCTGATTGTGCAGTCAGTACATATCCATCAGTAGGTGAATTACTTACTTTTAAATTAGCTTCATCAACTACGTTATCGGCAATAGTTAAAGCAGTACTACCAGTAACTTCTCCTGTATGTGTTGCGTTACTTACAAGACCGTCAAGTTTGGTATGATCTGCATCAGTAAATACATTACTGTCAGATGCAGCTTCAACTGCTGCCCTGACTTCTGCATTAGATAATTGTGTATTAGTATCAGTTGTTTGATCTACCCAGCTAGTACCACCCGAACCATCTGACTTTAAGACCTGCCCGTTAGACCCATATCCTGACGGTAAGGTGTAAGTGATATTACCAGAAAAATCAGCATGAGCAGGGGCTTTTATACTTGCATAATGGGCGTTATTAAATTCGCAATAAAGACGTAACTCAGATTGTGAACCTGTATTTTTTATACCTAAAATACCACTTGATATAAACTTACTATTCATATCTAAGTCACCACCTAGTTGTGGTGTTGTATCTTCGCTTAGATTCTGTAAATAACTAGACGGTATAGAAGTTAGATATGTATTTGTATCAACGGTATAACTACCAGCACCAGTACGTTTCATAAAACCATTAGATGTAAAATCACCATCTAAAATGGCACTATCTAATGCTGTTTTATCATCATCTGTCATTACACCCCAAGCTGATGTAGTTGCAGCAGGTAGAGATGTATTATTACCTGTTGATGATTCTATTGTTAAAGATGTTCCGTTAGCTGTATTACTTAAATCTGTTGTACCTCCACCACCTCCACCAGTGCTATCAGCAGCAGGTGCCCAAGCAGAACCATTCCATTTAAGGACTTGATTAGTTGATGGTGTTGAACTACTTACGTTACTTAAATCACCAATATTAGATGGAATAGTTGGTTTGTTTAATATTTGACTATCACCACTACTGCTATTCCAATCAGCCTGTACATTTACTTCTGCTCCATCAGCTACGTTCAACATAGTGCGTAAATTACCTGGTGTTAATTCTTCAACATCACCTGCACCACTGGAATTTCTACCTAAAACTCTATCTGTTGTTGATATGTTTTGCATCTTTGCATAACTAACTGCATCATTAGCGATAGTTAAACCAGTTGAACCCGTTACATCTCCTGTATGAGTTGCGTTAGTTACCTTTGCAGTATTAGCTGCAATAGCTGAGTTTATAGAGTTGGCTAATTTAGCGTCAGTGACCGCATCATCCGCAATCTTAGTTGTTGTAATAGCAGCATTATCAACAGTAAATGTCTGTCCAGAATTACTAACTGTTATGTCACCTTTATCTCCGTCAGTTATACCAGCAGATGTTTTCTTCCATACCGAACCGTTATAGGTGTAATTAACATTATTTAAAGTGTATGTATCACCATTACTAGGACTATTTGGAAAATCAAAAGCAGCCATTTTATAAAATCCTTATAAGACTTAACATTTATATATTATCAAAGTTTTATTTTTTGTTCTAATACTTCAATTTTTTCAACAGCTTCTTGCAACGCTTTTGTTAAAACTGAAACTATTGCGTCAATATTTAGAGATTGAATTTTGTATGGTGCATCTTTTTCTCCTTGGACTGCACTAGGAATTATTTCAGCCACTTCATGTGCTATAAAACCTTCTCTTTGTACACCGTCTTCTTTGTTTGTAAATTTTAATGCTGCATTATTTTGAAATTCATAATTGACAGGTCTTAGTTGTTTTATCTTTTCTATACCTGATTCTGTTTGAGTTGTAATATCTTTTTTAATTCTGTAGTCAGAGGTAATGCTATTAACACCAACTAAAGTCGTAGTATTAGAACCTTGTTGATCTGCTATTTTATAAGTACAGTTTTTAAAAATATTTAATTCTTCATATACAACAACTTCTCCTCCTGTTGTGTTTTGTAACCATACAGCACCACCAGCACTTTTAAAACTATCAAAAGTATTACCTTGAATTAAACCAAATTTAACAGCAGATAAAGCTCCTATAGTTTGACTTGCAACAGTAATAGCTGTATTACTGTAATTAGAAAGATCAACTCCACCATCAACATTTATAAAATTATTATTTGCTATATTAAATCTTCCACCTTCTTCAATATAAATACATCCTCTATATTGTTGAGAACTTGGAGCAGTTTGACCATTTTTACCTGAATAAAATAAGTTATTTGCTATAAGAACATCAACTACACCTCTTGTACGAACACCATAATTACCATTTGCAACTGACTGATTGGTGTTTGTATTAAAATGTGAATTAGTAATTTGTAAACCTGGTTCAACAGCATTTTCTAAAGAATCAGTAATAGCAAGATATTCAATTCCGTTTTCACAAGCAACAAAACCACAGTTATTTATATATAAACCTTCTGTATATCGTTCGACTCTAATGCCAGTATTGCCATATAAAAATGTGCAATTACTAAAGAAATAATGAGCAGGTGAAGCACTCGTACCACTACTATCTATTTGTACACCAGTATTTACTTGATCACCAGTTTGATTATTGTCTTGATAAAAAGAACAATTATCAAAAGCTACTTCATGTAAATCATAGACATATACCCCTACACTAAAAACTTTACCTAATTCATCATAAGGAACAAATTGACAGTTATGGATTACGCAGCGTTGAGTATGCCGACCTGCTACGTTGTTACCTTCCAATCTAATTGCTTGTCCTATGCCGTTAGTACTTCCATCATACGCAAATTCTATATTGCTTATACTTACTCTTGGCGCACCAGTAGATACATCAGAAGCATATTGATTAGAATCAATATCTACTTTTAAACAATGTTGGTTAGAGTCTTGTGGATTAAATTTAATAATTACATTACCACCACCTCTAATATGTAATTGTTCAGATTTTGCATCTAAAGTGGCTGTAATTGTACTTGTTACATTATAAATTCCAGCATTTATTACAAGTTCTTTTCCAGGATTTTGCACAACATAATTTATTGCATTTTGCAGTGCAGTTGTATCATTTGTAGAACCATTTCCTGTTGCTCCAAAATCAGCAGCATTTACAGTGTCTTGTAATCTTGTATTGATAGTTCTATTTGTTGAGTTAGCCCAACCTGGAATAAAGTTAGTTTGAAGACTATCTAATTTAGTTTTATCTGCTGCACTCATAGAACCAGCAGCAGAAGTTGTAGCTGCTGAAATACCAATAGCAGGGGTATTACCTCCAGAAGAAGTTATTGGTGCTGTTCCGCTTACACCTGTAACTGAACCTCCACCACCAGAAGATCCATTTGAAGCCGAAGTAATTCTTCCTTGTGCATCAACTGTAATATTTGCATTTGTATAACTACCAGAACTAACTGAAGTGTTAGCTAAATTTAAAGTTACATCACCAGCAGTACCACCACCTGATAATCCTGTACCTGCATTTACAGCAGTTATATCTCCACTACTACCACCGCTATTAGTGGTATTTGATCCAGAAGTACTTACCCATTGTTGTGAATTGCCATCATTATAGAAAACATGTAATTCACCATCTTCATCACTCCACCACAAATCACCATCAGAAGGATTAGAAGGTGGATTTGTTGAGGTAGTAACAGAAGCAGTACCACCATCAGTAATTTCTTGTAGTGCGTGTATTAATTGATTTGAGTTGTTATCTAAATCTATTTCTGTAAGAACGCTGCCATCTTGAAAATCTACCTTTTTAGAACTTATATCTGTATCTCTTTGTATTTTTATAGCAACACCATTAGCAGGTTCATTACCACTGGTAAATGTGATTTGTGTAGCACTGGTGAAGGTGTAATGAGTTGATAAGGTTTTAAGTACACCACCGACAGTAACATCTACTTCAGCTTCTGATAGGTAAGAGAAGGAGATACTAAAAGGACCAGCAGTACCATTACCAGTATGGTTTGTAAAAGATGAAGCAGTGTTAGTAGCCATGATTAGTCAGAGGATAGTGATTGAAGGTCTTTTAAATACTTAAGTTCGGTGTCACGTTTTTTTTGTTGTTGTTCACTTATTCTACTTGATCCTGAATTTCTTATCCACTCATTTTCGCCTTCCTCAATGTAGTAGTTGTTTATATCTCTTAATTTATCGTATATCTTATCAACTGCTATCGGTGAATCTTTAACACCGTTTTGTTCAATTATTGCAATATTATCTTTATAATGTTTACTTTTAAGATATAGCTTCATTGCACTATTAAGATTGTTGTTTCCATATTCTTGTGACGCTGGAATATGATTATTTATAATGTTTCTTAATTCAGCATATTCATTTGATGTTAATTTGTATGGTTCTATTTGACTGTTAGTAGCACTACCAGTAATGACATCAGATGGTTCTCGTAAGTTTTTTGCTATTTTACTTAATGCAGTAAATATTGGATGATTTTTACTTTCACTGTTTCTAACAAAATTAAATAAATCTGGACCTGCTTTTTTAGGATACAAAATAGGTTCATTCGTTATATGTTCTCTCATGTAAGGTCGGCCAGCAGTATAACCAGGTACAGTTTCTGAATATTGGTTTAACAACTTTCTAAGTTCGCTTGCCCCTGCAATTTCATCTGGTCCTGATACATCCATACCAAAAACTTTATCTCCTTTTCTTACTTTTAAATCACGTTTTTGTCTAAAACGCTCTCCTTCTTCTTGACCAATCATATCTAAAAGATCACCTGGTAATCTTTTAGCGTATCTTACAAAATTAGCGTAAGGAGTTCTAGCTGCTAATTGTCTAGCAAAAAAGTCTTCTCTTCTTTTTTCATCATAAATAGCACGACTAGCTTCATAAACTTGTCTTGTATAACTTCTATCAATAAGATTTCTGCTAAAAGCCCCTACCCATCCAACCATAAATTCATCATATTCATCGCTAGTTAAAAAACCACTTACATTAACAAAATCAACCATCAAACCTATCCAAGTTGATAAAGGGTCTATTCTTTCATAAGATTGATATTTATATACTGGTTTGCCATCTTCTCCAATAAGTGGGTTACCATTTTCATCTTTTTGTAAAGTGCCAACACTGTATGGTTGCCATCCGTTTTTTATCATATTGCTATATACAGCCCTACCTTCTTTAGTAGTCCAATCAGGACCACCACCTGTCAAAATAACTGGAGGATAATAGTTAGGATCATCTTTTCTAAATGCATTTACAGCAACAAGAGAAACGATTGCAGTTCCTAAACCATTAGCTAATCTCATTTGCCCTCTAGCTTGGTTTCTCACTATTGGATCAATACTGTTAAGGTCATTTCGTAATTCACCTAGAAGATTATTTAAAACAGGTGTTCTTCTTAACTGTCTTTTTAAAATGTTTGTAGGAGTTCTAACAAAAGCCATTAAAGCTCTTATTAAAGGAACTGTATTAGCTAATTCATTAATACCCTTTGCTGTTTTACCAAAACCAGTATATCCATCAGTTCTTATATCTTCAGTAAACGTACTGCGTTTAGCAAAATCTTGTGATCGTTTTAATATTCTTGCTGTTATAGGATCTTTAATACCTTTACCACTGTTAGAAGCGTAATATTCAATAATTGCATCTAAATGCCCTTTAACAAAATCACTTAATTCTTGACCTTTTAAACCTTGTTCTATACCTTCTATATAACCTTGATAATGAATAGACCCTATAAGATTAGGTGCTTGAATTAAGGCATCAGTAGCAGTCATTAGTTGACTAGGAAATCTAATAACTTTTCCAGCACGATTGATGTTTTTACCAATCAAACCTGGATCATCAGAAGAAATAATAAATCTCTCTTTATAATCAGCTTTCATTGCACCTCTATTAATAAAATTATCACTTGTTTCAAAAGACTGATTAAATGCTTTTAGAGAAAAATTAAAGTTAGAATGAAGACCTATTAGATGTTTTATAGCTGCATTAAACTCTGTCTTACTACCTGCACCCAAAGCAAGCTCAAAAGCTGATGTATAAGTTTCTAACATACCTGATAAAAAGTTTACTTCGTTAGTTGTTGGTGCAGATAACAAAGCATTTATACCAATTTCATTAAAGACTCTTACACCCTGATTAAATTGAGATAATGTTCTAACAAGTAAACCTGTTCTATATAAAGCAGATAGTTTTTCTACACTACCTTGTGTTCTTTTAATTGTATTTGTAAGCTTATTTAATTTTGTATAATCACCTGTTTGTTGTGCTTCTTCAAAAGTTGTTGTAAGTTTTCTTTTTAAATCTTGCAACTGCAAACTTTGTTCAGATGATTTAATACTTATATCAGACTGCCCTGTTCTGTTTAGCTTATATTTTTCAGCAGCAGTCATTTTTGCAAACTCTTCATAAGGAACTCCCTGTGTAGGTATTTGCATTGATCTTAAACCCCTACCTTGTTCAGTTCTTAAAGGCAATCCAAGACGTAACCATTCATCTATCTCACCAATAGACGTAACTAAATCATTAATGTCTGTCTGTATTGCAACAGGATCTTTTGTGACATTAATTGAGTTAATAAGTCTTTGGTTTATATCTGCTGTATTTTGTGTTGCTAGTGTTACAGCTTCAGCTAGTGCATAATTAAGTTCATCAGTAGGAACAAGACCATATATTTTTGCATACATTTTGGCATGATTTTTTAATTTTTTTGTATCAGCCAACATTGCTATACCACCATCAATAGTATCTTCAGTTGTTTTTACATTAGAAAATGTACCTGCGTCTTTTAACTGAGCTATTCTTTTTGCAATAAGGTTAAATTGTCTTTGTGAATTACTGACTTGTTCTGGGTTTACCTGATTAGGAGTAATACCTTCATCACCTAAGTTTTGTGTTTTTCTACCTTTTGGTGTTTCTACTATTCTGTCTACGCTTGTTTGATCTAAAGCAAAACGTCTGTATTTTTTGACATTTTTTCTTTTTACAAAATCACTAAAAATCTTTTGAGTGTTAGGACCACCTAGTCTTGCTCTTAAATTTATAAATAAATCTTGTAAAAATATTGATACTTCTTGTGAGATTCTTTTAAAAGTACCAGTAGGTGCAAGATCAAGACGACCACCTGTTTCTATAGCTTTAAAAAATTCATCAGCTAAATTTTCTGCAAAGAATTCATCTATGTTTTTAAATCTATAATTTTCATTAGTAAACTTACTTTGTTCAAAATAAGCATTAGCTTTTTTTAAAAAGTTTTTATCAGTAATTCTTGGTTTTCTAGCATAAGGATTATCTGACCTTTGATAAATAAGATCAGATAATTTTTCTTTAGATGTTGTTCTAATAAATTTTGCTCTTTCTTTATCAAACTGTTTAAGATATTTAGATTGAGCAGTCGTAAATTCTTTTTTATATCTTGTTAAATCTTCTTTAGGTAGATAACGAGAAAGACTATGCCATAGTTCATGTACTGCTACATGATCAAGACCTCCACCTGTGCCTTGTTCAAAACCTTCAACTACTTTTCTTCTTATTGTAATAAGACTATTAGCAAAATCAAATTGACCAGCAGCACCTATCTTATTTGATAAAGAAATTGATACATCATCAAACATATCATCACCAATAACATCTATAAAATCTTGAATACTCCTAACTTCATCTGGATTAGCTCTTTTAAAATTAGTTTCTAATTGTAATCGTTTTTTTAATTCATCAGCACCTTGACTACCTTTTAATCCACGACCTGCTTCTAAATTTGTTTTAAAAGGTTTAACTCTTCTTCTTAAACCTAAAGCATCATCAATTCTATCTCTTGTTTCCTCATCAAACTTACTAAAAACATTATCAACCCTAGTGCCTTGAGCAGTATCAACACCTGTTGTATTTATTTCATTAACTTGTTTTAGGATTTCATCTACCTGTTTAGTTTCTTGTGGTGTAATTAATTTGTTTATTTCATCTGCTGATTTACCAGAATATTTAGTAAATAATTTTTCTAATCCTTCTGCTGATCCTTTAAAACCTGTACCAAGTGCTGTACCAAGTGTGGCTGAAGTCCCAAATTCTTTAATTGTTGGAAATCTTTGTTCGTCAATACTTGTTCTTACTGTTGTTTCACCTACAGCAGTAGTAGCACCTTGAAGACCTGCACCTGCTATTCCCTTGACACCTTTACCTGTAGACCCAAAAGGTATCATCTGAGTAAGTCCAGCAGCTATAGCTTCACCAAAACTAAAATCATCTCCTCTTACTTTTTGTGCAGCTACATTGGAAAGGTACCCAGAGCCAAAATTTATAGCAAAATAAAGAGGTCTTGCACCAGGAAAAGGAGCAACAAGTAATGGAGCAGTTAAACTATCTGTTCCTATACCGCTACTTATTTCAATACCTAACCCTGCTGCTTGTTTTAAAGCCTGATTATTTACATCTTCCTCATTGCCTTCATCTACAAAAGAAACAGGACTTTCGTTCATATAATATCTGTTAATAGAATCTTCTTTATCAATAATTTGATTCCAATCAATAGAGCTTTCTACGTTTTTATATTGATTAGTAAAATCATCAGTAGTTTTTGAACCTATACCAAAAGAACCTTCTGGAACAGTGTTTTGTTCTTCTTTTGTTAGATTAGAGTCAGTCATTGTTATTTAATTTTGAGGTAAGAATTTTTTGTATTTACCGTCATTAAAAGTAGCCCAATCGGTAAACTTACCACCTCTTCTATCGTAAAGTATCTTAGCTGCTCTGGCATTAGTTAAGGGATCGTAAAGTTCTTCGTTTGATTCTATATTAAATAAAGGTCTACGTTCTTCTCCAACCATATAACCAGGAGTATCTTGCATATCAATTTGCCATAAGCCTAATGAAAATTCATTTTCTTTATTAGGATCTAAACCAGATTTAACAGTATCAATAGATGCTCTGCCACTAGACTCTGCTAAAGCTATGGCAGCAGCAGTTTTAGCGTCTTCTGGTGGAAATCCTACTTCTAATGCAAGTCTATAAAGTGAATTAAAGGTAAAAGGTTGTGTCGTATCTATTTCGTCAAGAACGCTAGGCATTTCACTTGCCATTGCTGGTGATCCTAATAATGTGTTTACAAATGAATTAACTACTCCTGTACTAATCTCTCCTGAATTGTCTCTAATGTTATTTAATTGACTAACAAGGTTGTTTTTTTGCTCTTCGTCAACATCGGGTTGCTTTTGGATTCCATCTATTAATAATTTTAAAAACCCTTTTTCTTTTTTTTCAGGTTCAGTTTGCACTTGTGCGTTTTCTTCTTGTTCCTGTGGAGTTATGTTAAAAGAACCTTGAGGTACTGTATTTTCTGTAAATCTCTCAACTTGATCTTCATCGTAAATTTGCGTTGCGTTTTGTACGCTTATACCATATGTTTCTGATAGTTCTTGAATTTTATCATCTCTTTTTTGATCTTCTATTCTTTTAGCTTTTTCTTGAACAGTATCAAATGTGCCTACTTCTATATAATTACCACTTTTAATAGCTTTTATATTACTGTAATAATCTGATTGTATTTCTCTAAATTTAGCTTCTCTTTCGTTTGGAGTTAAACCAGGTTCACTAATAACTTCATCAATTACTCTTCTGTCAATTCGTTCTTTTAAGTCAAGGTAATCTGGAATAAAATCTTCTTTTTCAAAAGTTTCTAAATTCACCCCTTTATTTCCTAATCTTTGTTTTGCATCTCTGTGCATACGTTGAATCCTCGTATCAAACTTTGCAATAGTATTAGTGCTTCTAGCAAAAGCTTTATCATAAGATCTTTTATAATTAGCTTTATCTTCATCAGTGTATGTTTCTCCAATATCTGCTTTTATCTTTGCAAGATCTTTAAACATTCTTACAGGATCATTAGCATAATAACCTATTGCTACTTTGTAATTAAAATTATCAAATAATTCATCTCTATTACCTGCATAAATTTCTATTTGTTCAAATATAAATTCTCTATCCTCTGGATTTGCTCTACTAAGATCAGCTAATGATGCATTATTATCACCAAAAGCTTTTACAAATCTAATAAAATTTTTTTCTTTGTTAGCTTGTACTTTTTCTCTTTCTATTGTTTTAAATTTGTCGTATGAATCTGCAAGTTTTGTTTTAAATTTTAAAATATCTTCACCAAAAGATTCACTTAATTCACGTTGTTTATAAGTACCATCTTTTTGTAATTGTTCAGGACCAGTTCTCAATTTACTTATCATTTTTAAATATTTATTTGCAGCGTTATAACCATTACGACCTGCTGACTGCTCAATGTCAAAAATTCTTGATGCTTGGTTTTTTGCTATTTTTAATAATTCAACAGGTGTAACTGTACTGGCAAGACCTAAATCAACACTACTTTCAATCATGTCTTGAATATTTGCTAATGCTTGTTCTTGATTACCTTTATCGTATTCTCTCCAATTACTAAACATTATTCCTTCTAGTTTGGCTGTATATTTTTTTAATTTGTATTTATTATGTTCTTGAAGATGTTCTGATGTAATTTCTTGTATTGCTTTTTGTTGATAAGGGTAAAATTCTTTTGCTAAATATTTATTACTTAATCCTTGTGTTTTTTCGGCAGTAAGTGATGATACGTCTTGTATAAATTCTTGATATTGAGGAGTATCTATCCCAAAATGGGTTATTGGTTTTGTTACTTCGTTTTGATTGCGATCTGTAAAAGTAAAAGTTTTGTTGTTATACAAATTAACGAAATCAGTTTTTAAATTTAAACCAACATTTTGTGCTTGTCTTTTGTCAAATTCATCTTGTGTAAAAATACTTCCACCAATTAATTGATTGGCAGCATTATCGCCATATTTTTCTCTATGTTCTTTAACAATTTGTTTAAAACCTTTTTTAGCAATTTCCATCGTAATATCAGCACGTTCATCTTGAATAGCATCTTCTATTTTTGTTCCTATAAATCTTTGTAACCCAGGATTAATTGTTGCGAGTGCAGTATAAAGTTCTTCTGCACCTGTTTTAGGTTGAACACTAGGGGGTCGTACAAAAGTATCTACAGGGCTTGCAGATGATTGAAAAGCTGTACTTTGATAACTAGATGTCATTAGTTTGGAAGTAATTGTGCGTAAGTACCAAGTCCTTGAGAAGCTACATTAAGTAGCACCGACCCAAGTGAAGGTATTTGGTTATAGGCTTGATTTATATTACTTGTTAGTTGATTACGCCTATTATCTCTCTGTGCTGTCAATCCATCTACATTTCTAGTGTATTGTCTGCTTGCTGATTCAAGTGCCTGGTTTATAGATTCTCTAAAGTTTGCTGTTTGTCGTTCTTGATCTTGTAATAATAAATCAACAGTAAGACCTGCCCTGCCTGATGCCTTTATAGCTCCCTTTGCTTGTAGTCCTCTTATAGTTGCTGCTTGTTTTTCTTGTGCTTTTGATGCTCTTGATTCTTTTAACTGTGCTGCTAACGCTTCTTGTTGTGCAGCAAAAGCTTGTTCTGCTGATCTGTTTGCTATTAATGAAGATTGATATGTCTGTTCTGCTGCTGCCTGTGCTGCTGATCTTTGTGCAAGGGCTGTAGCAGCGTTAAGACCCAAAGATAGAGCAAACAGTCCTGATGTTGCACCTGCACCTAATCCTCCTATTGCTGGAAATGCTGCAACACACATCTATGCGATCCTCAGAAATTCGTAGAATGGTTTACCCTGCATACCGTAGTGTTCGTGGTATTGGATAAAAGTAAACCCAAGAGACTTTAACCACTTGATAGCAGAATCATTCTCTGCATATACAAAATTATATAGGATTTTGTAATTTTTCAACAGGCTATCGACCCATTCTCGACCTTTTCTTATTAGTTGTATTTTATATTTTTTATTACTAAACAGTTCATCAGTAGCAACCATCCATATAACACCACCCTGTACAACTCCACAAAGACCTATAGGAGCATCATTATCATCAGCTATTGCCATGTTTATACTGCTGCATATATAAGACAACTGAAGAGCTTGTTGTGGTTCTTGTCCTGATTGATAAAAGGCTTCTAATTTATCCATCTCCCTCATGTTTTTAGCAACATGTTTTAAGTCTTCTAAATTTGCTTTTCTTAAATGACCCATTAAATACGTCTACTCCTCATATGGAACATAGCTTCATATTCTGCACTAGCCAATGTTGTAGGTAAAAATGTGTCATTCTTTACATCAATATTTACTCTATCGGCTCTGCTCATCACAGGTACTTTAAATGATCCAGATTCAAGATTTACTGATCCGATGGTGCTACTGGCTGCACCTAAAAACCTACCAGTAAATTTATGAGTAGATGTATCTCTGTTTTCTGGTGTGACTTCTACTTTAAAGAAACCTGTATCTTCAAACTTGATATAGAAATGAT